GCTCAAGAAGCGTGGCCTTCTGCCAGGTCTTTGTTTCAGTAACGAATTGATCAGTCGCGATGAAGGTCTTCATCAGGATTTTGCGGTGGAGCTTTATAACATGCTCCGTCACAAACCATCCACGGAAACCATTCACTCGATCATCAAGGAAGCAGTTGAAATTGAAAAGGCTTTCATTCTCGATGCACTTCCGTGTAGCCTGATTGGTATGAATTCTGAAAAGATGTCCGAGTATATCGAGTACGTGTCGGATCGACTTTTGAAACAGGTTGGTCTCCCAGCGATTTGGAACTCCAAGAATCCGTTCGATTTCATGGAGAACATTTCCCTGGACGGCAAGACGAACTTCTTTGAAAAGCGTGTGGGTGACTATGGTAAGATGGATGACGACTCGGACGAGATTGAGTTTGACGACGAATTCTAAACCTGTTCTAACTCATCTCTCCTATCTTGACTCTTACGTCTCCCATTGATGGTTGAAAACGCACCAAGCCAACGAGAAACGGCACGTTGAGATGAACGCATAGACATGTTATCATCTTCTACGAGCACACTTAGACCGTTACACACGTCGGGCTTGTTTTCTTTATCTGGAAACTGTAAAAGAAATGCCTGGATGGATATCGCTGGTATATCTGGTGAGTCACTCAACAGCTTATCGTATTCCTCTCTTGATTTCATAATAAACTCGACGACATTCGTTCTATGTTTGACATCAAGGGAAATTTCCATATCGATACTCCTATAGAATTTCGACCACTGAACACACATCGCAGAGTGAGCCTCCGAGAGTGGTAAACTCTGACTAAATTTGCTTATTGACGTAAGAATACCACCGAGTACGTTAAGAAAGGCGAAGAAGTATTGGATGATCATGATATTGTTCTTTGTATCCTCGGATACGTCTTCGTTGCCACTGGGGTTTAAAACAGCAAAACCACCTACACCGGTTATACTTGCGATGACTATACTAGGATATGCTAACCAGTCATTTTGCTTCTTATAGAATAGACGTGCATGGTTATGAAGCCAGCGATACCCCGCTGCCTTTTCGGCCCATTTTATAAGTAACTTCTCCTGCTTGTCGCACCACTCACAGTCGTCGGTACTCATAGTCTACAGTACCCTGATATATTTTTCAAGTTCCGGTTTCATTTCTTGTACCCACCACTTCTTTTTTTCCGCATCCCATTTTGCACCATGAGATTTTGCAATATCCTTCTCTTCATATGGAACTTCCAAGTACACGCGAGTCATCCAGTTCTTCGCTTCTTCTTCAGTTTTGAAGGACTTATATACCGCACCCGGATACCCATTCACCTGCTCCTTCGCTTCGTCCCATGTCGTGTAAACACCAGGTTTAAATCCCTTGAAGACACTGTAAAACTTCGCCTTGGTACTCCCACCGGCAGCCTCGTAGGCCAGTCTATCAACTTCTTCATTTTTGGGATCGCCGTTATGAGCCTTGACCCACTTCCATTCAACCTTGGACAATGAACGACGTACTTCGTCGATGGCTATCCATAGCTCTTTGTTTTTTACAACCGTACCAGTCGAAGTTAACCAGTCGTTCTTTTTCCAGTTTATGATCCATGAACTGATACCATTCTTGACATATTGACTGTCAGTGAAAATACAAACCTCTTGGATGTTTCTCTTGTGACACTCTTCGAGAGCCTTAAGAATGGCAGTCATCTCCATCACATTGTTGGTCGTGTTTGTTTCTTTCCCACTGAGTTTAAAGTCGTCACTTACTACACCCCATCCACCGCGTCCGGGGTTTCCGAGGCAACTTCCATCGGTGTAGATTTCGTACATACCTTCTTATTGCTTTTCTCTTTTATCTGTATTTTGGTCGTCTCTTGAGGCCTGAAAAACTTGTTATAGGGACACACTGGACACCTTCGATGTCTCACGGCACAATCAATTCGAATGGGGTTTTTCATACAGGGATTCACAGGAGTGGGAAGCATTTATATTGTCAATTAGTCACTATTCTTTTAAACAAGTTTTAAGGTACCTGAACATTTAAACGTCGACTTTATATTTTGAATAAAAAAAATTAATATCATCCTCGTTATAGAATAAACGCATGATATCTGTGTTTAATAAATTATCCAAATATTCCTTTTTATAAGTGATTTGTTCTTTTACTTTATTATATACTTCAGAATAATATCTTCTATCAGAATTATTTTTATTGTTTATGTTCGATGTAATTCCCGTTTGTTCTTTGATATATTCCTCATTTTCTGATAGTTTTTCCATTGTATAAATCATAATAGTATTATTATTGGGAAATTTGTAAAAATCCACTCCTTTATCTTTATCGAACGTACTGATCTTTGTTATATCTAAAAACTCTTCGAACCATTCATTAAAAGTATTATGGTAATTTTGTTTAAAATACGAATCTATGATTACTTCGGGTGCCGCAAAACGTTTCAATCTTCGGTCATAAATTTCTGGTATATAACAATACTCACCTCTGTAATTATTTTTTTTGGTTTGAACTTCATTATAAAAATTATCATTAAAACCTTGAAATAAATATGATAAATTTCGGTCGATTGGATTTCTAATCCCGACAATTATTAAACAATTACTTTCTTTATTAAGTGTATTTCGTAGTTTTAACAAACTATGACAATGGTGTACGTTTGTTGAATGTGTATATTTACATTTTAAAAAATTAGCAGAAGCAACTTTAGCTACCGTATTAATTACAACTTTATCGTAAGTTATTTTAGACATATATACACGATATAACTTTATCTTTAAATACAACTTTTAAGATATTTGAGTATCTTAAAATTTGATTTTTAAAAATTAATAGACTAAATGCTTAGTTGGAGAACGCGAGGCCACCCATACCCGATTGGATGCGGAGGACGTTGTAGTTGGTCGCGAACATGTTGAGCGAGGTCGCGGCACTGGTACCCATGGCCTCCTTGATCTTGATGGCAACCTGGGCGTTGTCGATGCGGGAGAAGTTGCACGTGCCGGTAGGCTGGTGCTCCTCGGGCTTGAGAGCGAAGGAGTAGGAGTAGATACCGGGCATGGGGCAACCGGAGTGGTGGTTGTACGCCTGGACCTGGTTGAAGTACTTACCGGACTGCTCCTTGAAGCGGTCCTGGCCGTTGAGAACGAGCTTGAAGGTCTCGACGGGGCCGACAGCGGAACCCGTGGAGCCAGCACCCTCCTCGATGAGGCGGAGGGAACCCTCGGAGGCGAAGAGGGGAACACCGGTCGCCTGGGTGAGGGGCACGAAGCAGTTGGAGTTGGTGGGATTCGTGGGATCGGAGTTGAGGACAACACCGGCGTCCAGAACGTTGGAGGTGAAGTTCCAAAGCTTGGCGTTGGAAGAAGAGGCGGGGGCGGCGGCCCACACGAGCTCCTTGATGGGGTGGTTGTACGAGAGGCGGACCTGCTTGGTCTCACCCGCGGCAACGGAGTCAACACCAGTGTGCTGGACCTGCTCGATCAGGTACTCGTGACCCTTCTGGGCGAAGCGGCGACGCTCCTCAGTGTCGAGGTACACGTAGTTACCCCAGACCTTGAAGGTGTTGGTGTTGAAGTACTTCTCGAACTCGTCGGTCAGATCGAAATCGATGCGGACCTCGTGGTACTGGAGAGCGATGAGGGGAAGGTAGAGGCCGGGGTTGCGGTTGAAGAAGAAGATGAGGGGGAGGAACACCTGGCCCTTACCCGAGGTCATCTTACCCCAGTTAGCCTTCTTGGACTCGTCGAGGTAGAGCTCGGAGTACATACGCCACCAACGCTGGTAGTGCTTGTCGATACGCTGACCACCGATGGAAAGCTCGGCAGTCTTGATCGCACGCTCAGCGACCCAGTTGCAGTCCTCGGCCGTCGCGTCACCAGACTTGCTGGAGAGGGTGGACTTGGAGGTGAGCTCGACGTACATGTCGCCGATGAGATCACCGTTACGGGCGACGGTCACGGAGATGCGACCGTTGTTGGAGGGGTTACCGTTCGTCGTCTGCTCGATGTTCTCCATCGCGAAGTTGGTGTGACGCTTGTACACAGCCTGGAAGAAGG